TCAATCCTTTTTGAGTCGCTGCATGAGCTGCTTCCGAACTGTATCCGAAGTTCTTTTTTAAAAGAGAAGCGATTTCATTTTGCTTTTGACGCATACCCTGTGGAACAGCCGCATTAAGAAATGGAGCATCCGCACCTTCAGCCCCTAATGCAGCAGATGAAATATAATCAGATATTTTATTTCCCTTACTAATAGCTTGTAAATCTTGATTTAAAGATTTAACTAATGATTTTAATCGAGGCAAACCAACGGTTGCATGCTCGGCTTCTCCACGCGTAGAAGTTGTAGATAATACAGGCTGATCATCTTGATAAGAAACAGACCCTGGAGCTACTTGATCCTGGGTTTGTTTATTTCGATAAGCCTCCGCCACAGCTTCCTGAGAAGGATTTGGTGGTTTTGTATATTGACTGTAACCACTAGATTTTTCTTGATTGACATTGCCCATGTGCAATGTCTTTTGGATCCAATCCATCACTCCACCATGGCCTTCACCACTTTGCTCAGCAGGATGACCACCAGCTTGATTCTCCATTAGTTGAGACATCATTGCCGTTATCTGCTCTCTTTGAGTAGGATTCATGGCATTAAAATAAGGACTAGCAGCTAATGCGCTCAAAGGCGTCATCTTCTTAGCAAATATATCCGCCTCCTGCCGCTGAGGAGCATACTTAGCATTAACACTTTGTTGATACATCTTCATTGCATTAGGTATCATGTTATTCCAAGGGCTAGACTCTTCAGGTGTAACCCGACGTGCTTGTGAAAATGTAAATGCCATTTCTAACCCCTTACATAAAGAATGATCCAATACCGCTAGCTATATTTGAAAATGCATTACCTTTATTCTGATTCTTTTGTGCTTGGCCTTCGTAAGCATAATTTCCTTGCTGTGCTAGAGCTTGCGCTATCATATCCGCCATACTCGACCCAGCTTGCTGACCCTGGTTCATCATATTCTGACCGCCATTCAGCCCCTGTCCATAAAGCCCAGTCGCACCTTGCATCCAATTATTATAATCTTGGTTTCCAAGCTGAGTGGCAAGCTCCATATTCTGTTGTTCATGCTGAGGACTTCCTGCCATACCGCCAGCTGCAGCGGAGCGACCTGAACCACCAAGGGCTTGGTCTAAAGCAAACTTAAATCCAGGTGATTGATGAAAACTCTCACCGATTTGATTGTATTTCCCACCAGGATCATTCATCAATTGATTGTATTGGTCAGTCATTCCTGGAATCATATTTTTACCAGCCTCTTCCCACGGCTGATAATGCCCTGCTGTTTCACCAGGTATTTGACCGATATATTTATTTGCAGCATTTGCTGGATTGTTATTACCGCCAAATAATCCCATAGCACCCGCGCCAATTTGACCTAATGCGCCCATTTTTCCGCCCCAATTACTATCAGGATTATTCCACTTATTTGTAAACGGTATGTTGCTCATAATAATCCTTAAGTAAGAGTGAAAGTCCACCATCGAGCCGATGTTATGTTAGGCGGCGTGGATGCGTCATAACTAATAATAAACTGCTTTGGTATACGATTGGTAGAGTCGAACACGGTTTGACCAGAAATATCCGGTGTTCCATTGGGCAAAGGCACACCAATCAATGGTGTATATATCGCCTGAATGCTTGCAATATTAGCAGAACTCAACAGTGGAAATAAAATTCCCTCATTCTTAAAATTAGCCTGCAATGCCTGAGACAGCGCGCCAAAATATAATGACCATAATTGCGTGAAATTACCTTTGTTATCGACCTCAGGTGACTCGCGCGGTACGTCAGGAAACAGTGATTGCAATATTCGTTTTTCAGTTGCCATTATATTCTCACGTTTCCGCGGCCATTGAAGGCAACGAATCTTCCAATGCCTGACATGTTGAACTTCGGTACAATGTCATTACTCATACCACACTGCCACCATTGAAGTTTGTTCTTGCGATAACCAATACCCGGTAGATACTGAGGAACCTCGTTCTCAAATGAAGCCCCGCCATCATAAGATAATGCTAGAAAAACAATTGGAGTAGTATAAATCGGTGCATTAAAATCACTGGAAATCTCTAAATTTGTTAAGTCAGTCAATAAAAAGTTTGTTTCATCGGTCAGCAATAGAAAATCACTAGATAGCACAGGGTACTGAATAAGATAATCCGTTTCACCAGACTCAATCGTAAATCCAATGTCATTTAAAATAAAATTATCTTGAGACGGTATGCGAATATTTTTGCATATCCTAAAGCGTGGAATGATGTACGTATATGGAACGATTGACGGATATTTTGGTACATCTTGATATGTGGTAAATACCGTATCAAATGCGAATAAATTGCCATTGTTGCGTGTGACAAAATAATATTGATTACCATAAAACGCTATCTCAGATGCGATAAAATAATTATCATTTTGGTCGCTAGCGTTAAAAAACTTTTGTGTATTGAAGTCATAAAAATATGAAATATTATCGGTATAAAAATTGATATGATAGAACAAATGTCCATCTTGCCGATATAAAAATCCTTGTGAATCTTGAGGGGATTGCAATTGAGAGAAGGCGTAGTCAATCCCATCGGTTGTTATCTTAGTAGGCATGCCGCCATCGCTGAACATAATAATTGGGCCGGATTTCTCATTTTTAGCGAGCCATACAACCATTTCATCCATATAAGCAACAGACGCGGGCGATAAACAACCATAATCAATGTTGAATTGGTTATTGCGCTGATATGGAAATAATTGCGCCCCAGTATCAAACCATGCTTCGGTAACAATGGAGCCCATGACAAATATCATGTTTCCTTTTGATGGGAATCTTACAACAGCCTGCACGTTATCAGGTTTTGTTTCTAGCAAACCAACGTAACTCGTGCCTGATAAATTATCTGATGGCCAAGCAGTAGTTCCCATCGAAGTACCGTCAGAGGTGTACCCTTGATTTGATAAAGATAATCTCCAGGTATTGTTAGCTGGAGGTGAATAGGTGTTATCCTCTGATGCCGCAGCTATAAAATATGTATCATGGAATGTAATATATCCGGGAGTAAAATTTAATCCAGGAACAAGAGTCAATACTCCTAGTGCCTGCGAATAAATATACAAATTCTGATTGTCTGATATGAGGATTTGTGGAACATTGTTCTCTGTGATATAGACCACACCTGTTGAAGTTGCGAGGGAGCCGATAAATGTGATATCAACAAATTTCGCTGTTTGCGTGGTTTGATCGTATGTCAGGCTCACAAGAAAGACATTCGCATCGATTACGATAACCATTTTATTAAATTTTGTACTTGTGAATATACCTCGACCTTCTTTTCCAATTCCAGTATTACCAAGTTTCATAGCATCAATGAGTATCTTATAGCCAGCATAGGGAACTAACGTTTCATCGCTAATAAACATATTCATTGTGCGTTCAGTGGATATTTTATCATAGCGGCCAAAAATACTGGAACCAACGACATTGATTTCGAGTTCTTTATTGTTTGCACCGCGTGAGATCATCTTGATATCCACTAGTCTTTTATAGAAGTTTAACATACAATTGGTTTAATGTTGATATAATTAGAGTATGGAATAGCTATGGCCGTTATTGACTCACAATTAATTTCCTCAGCCACATTGCAGGATGAGCTGGTCAATAAATTAGGCTTAGCATTATCTGCAGGTATCGTAACATTTACTAAATGCGATGGCGTTACCCTCAAAAATTGGTATTATCAATCAGGAACACTCTGCGGACCATTCACTTATATTGCCGGGCCAAATCCAATGACACTAAGTGCCGCAGGCACATTTGTTGATGTTGGAGGCAATGATGTAATTCCCTTTTGGAATCCATGGTCTGAGATAGATGGAAACGAAACCACGCCGGAATTTTATAATGTAAAAGTCGTAGACCAATTTGGTCAATTACAATTTACTCGAGCTAATTTTCCTTCGGGAGCGGGTGGCGGCAGTGGTGGCGGCGCAACAACTAATACACAAACACTTGAAAATTATGTTTTAAATAATCGTTTTTGGCGTAATGTAGGAGCTTTTACTCCAACAATAGACCCTGCTGCAACGAACATGATGACATGGACAACCCAATACAATAATTCTGGAACTGTATTTGCAGCCACCTTGGCTCCATCTCAACATGATTCCTTCAGCATGCCGGATTTTGTTTACATTAAAAACAATCAAACTGCTACTGAAGTATTAACTTTTAATAAATTTGCATTGCAGCTTGTGCCAGAGATAACAGGCGATATAACACCTGAATATTATTTGAATCATACAACAAGCGTCGCAGGCACAGGTGAAACCTTAAAGGTTTACCAATTTCCGATATCTCTGCATGTCGAAACGCTTAGCGAAGTAACATTTGCATTTACGATTCAAACACAATCATCTAGTGCTGGAATAGTATTGCCAATTTATATTTATCAGTACCTTGGAACAGGTGTTGCATCGGCAGCTCCGGTTCAAATTGGACAAGTAACTACGTCAACATCATGGGTAAAATCGACTTTAACGTATACATTTTCGACAGATAGTGGCGATATCCTAAGTTCAACATCAGACGATGCATGGTATTTACAGATTGGATTGCCCCGTAATACAACTACCAATTTCAATTTCACATTGCCATCTATTTATTTAGGAAATACCGTTTTATTGCCAAATATCATAGTCCCTACAAACTCCTTTCAAACCTATGACCAAATTGACACTATCATTAATAGTTGGCGCACAGGTGATGTTAGAACGAGTTTGAATTCATTTTATTTTTTTGGATGGATTCCAATGAATAATGGGACGATAGGGTCAACGGCGGCGAGTGCTTATGCTACATGTCGGGCAAACAATGATACATGGCCTTTATACAATCTTATTTGGCAAGCATATAAGCCCTATAATGGTGTAACATATAATATTATTTCTCAAATGTATAATAGTTCTAATGTAGCTATAGCATATGGTGCAACCGCTTATGCTGATTGGTTGGCTGGAAATGTTTTGACATTAACTCGCATGATGGGTCAGGTCATTCTTGGAACCGTTCCGGCTGCTACATTGCTTTTGCAATATCAAACGACATTCACGGCTTCTAGTTCCACCGGATTGCTATTGACTGCTGGAAATGCAATGTCATTGTTTAATGGCATGCCTGTTTATGTCTCTGGTGGATCATTACCAAGTACCATTGGTGCAAATACTATTTATTATGTTTCTGGATTTAATGGAACAACAACATTTTATTTGTCTACTACATTTGCCAATGCGATGGCAGGTGTTGTAATTGCATATGCAGCCGGAAGTGGTACAGTAACTTCGGCGTTAGCGGCAACATATGAAGGCGAGTATGCACATACACAATTGCTAACTGAACTAGCACAGCATACACACAATGCCAACGCCGCAAACTTTGTTAATATTGGTTCAGGCGGTGTATTTACTGCGGGAGCTAGTGGTGGATCTACAGGCCTAACTGCTGGTATTACTGGATTTAGCGCCACAGCCGCAGCTAATGTGACGCAACCAGGAACATTTATGAACATATTCATGAAACTTTGACAAGGATTAATCATGGCAACAGCACCATTGCTTCACTTCGGTAGAGACAGCCAGGGAATGAATGCGTACGCTCCAGACCCTTCTACAGTAAAATATTCAGCAACTCTGTTAAATGGTGGTGCTACAAGCGTTACTGTTCCATCAACTTATGCGGTATGGATTGTTTCCTTTCGCTATTATCCAAATGATGTTTGGGTTGATGTTTCAGGCGCCACTGCAGCAGTTCCAGTAGGTGCAACATTAGCTGCCACCACATCGGAATTGAATCCCGCGTCATTAACATTAAATGCTGGTACTGTCATAAGTATGATTACTGGCTTAACCAGCGCTGACGTAAGTGTTGTGATGTGGCCTGTGAGTTACGCATGATGTCTTCACACTTACATGATTTCATGTTTGATGTGAACTTCTCGATGGGAAGAGAGAGCGTGTTTACATTGGTAGACCAGGAAGAAATTGGCTCCTTTCCACCGATTGAAGGATATCTATTATTGACCGATTTAACACCTATATTGCTTACGGATTTAACATTCCTTGACCTCGCATAAGGACCCAAAATGTCACAAACACTAGACCAGATTTACATTGCTAATCCATCTACAACTATGCTGAGTACGGATCTAATGTATTTGGTGCATTCGCCTTATTCTTCAGGAACCGATTCTGCGATCACATACGCTAATTTTGCAGCTGCAAGTGCTGTAACAAATGGAACGGTAAACACAGGATTAATTAATCAGGTTGCTTATTACGCTACTGCTGGTAATGCCGTGTCAGGATTGAGCATTACAAATGATGCGGTTCTTACAACAGGCGCTACAGGAGTGCCTGGATGGGTTGCATTAAGTGCTGGACAAATCTTAGTGGGTACAACTGCCGGGGCACCTGCCGCGACTGCGATTAGTTCAGGAGCTGGCATTTTGGTTGCTAATGGTTCCGGATCGATTACGGTTTCGGCTACTGGGGGTGGTATTGGTTGGACAGCCGCTGCATCTACTCCAGTCACAGCAGCAATTAATACTGGCTACTACGTT